CAGAACTCAGCCACGGTAAAAGATTTCCTTCCTTTGAAGGAAATTTCCCAGCCTAAATCGTGGACTGGTGCCGTTATAGATGGTACCTGTGCGCTTGGCCACCAAGTCGGTGAGGTGGTCAAGGGGATGTCGTGGAAAGACTACCTCCTAGTATCAGGAGGTGTCTATGGTCTGTGGATGGGACACAAGATCGGTGTAGGTTCAAAAATCTCGGCTGTGGCCGGGATGGTGATTCCCGGTTTCAGGAAACTGAAATGGGCAGTTGGCCGAGCCGAGGTTGTGTCGCAGCCAGCGGCCTCAAACCATTTGCGATTGGAGTCTCGCAAGGATGGTTCTGAAGAGGTGTCGTTGACGGCCCCGCGTTACCAAGTGATTGTCTGTGAAAAGAAAGACGGCCGTTTGGTTAAGCTGGGCTGCGCGGTTCGCTTCGATGGAAACTTCCTTGTGGGACCGGATCATGTTTTGGGTGAGGCCGACCTGCCAAAATACGCTGTTGGCAGGCAGAAGTTTGTCTGCTTGGATAAGAAAGAGCGAATACCACTGGATACTGACTTGGTTGCGATTAGAATGTCCCCAAGTGAGCTCTCGACCATCGGTGTGTCCGTGGCCAAAATAGGACTGGTTTCTGCTAAGGGGGTTTATTCCCAAATTGTAGGGGTTGATTCTAAGGGCACCACGGGCGTATTGAAAATGGACAGAGTTGCGTTTGGTAGGACGGTCTATGACGGAACAACTTTGCCGGGTTATAGCGGAGCTGCTTACACATCGGGAGCCTTTTGCTCTGCCATTCATCAGAGTGGAGGGGCGGTCAATGGTGGGTACGCCTCCTCTTATATCTGGATGTTGTTGAAAGACCATCTTAGAGTTGAAGACGTAGTGGAACCCGAAAGTAAGAAAAATTGGAACTCTGATACCCCTGAGTGGTTGCTGAGCCAGTTCAAGGCTGGAAAGAAATTGAAGTGGAAACGTACCGGAGACCCTGACCTCATCGAGCTGATGCTCGATGATGGCAAGTTCTCGCGTGTGTCGCCCGCTTCTATGCACAAAGCCTTTGGACCGACCTGGCATGACCATGATGTGATAGAAAAGGGCTTTGACAGATCTTACCGGGATGTTCCTCGTGAATCCATTTTGGAGAGCGTGCCTTGCACATCGGGGTCGGGGGAAGACCACGGCTCAAAGCTCCCTGGGGCTTTGAGCTTGTTGGAACCAGACCAGGCGTGGGCAAGACTAAGCCTCCAGCAAGAAATGAGAGAGTTCTTCAACTTATCCAAGAGACAGCAAGAAGACATCCGGAAGTGCTCACAGCGTCAAATGAGTCAGAACTTAGCTTCGAGTGGCCAGGCGAAAACCATGGCCACGAAGAATTCCTAAGTCTCTGTGTTCATGCTGAGAAGTACTTCAAGCCCTCAGCTGAAGCCTTAACGCCATCGCTTCAGCGAAAAGAAAAGATTCTGTACCATATGGAACAGGCCTATTCCCCGGTTGTTTGGAGCCTTCCTGATGACTTCGATTCTAGAACGAGGTTTGATTGGGCAATCCGGAGACTGGACATGCAGTCCAGCCCCGGAATGCCCTATATGAGGGAGGCTCCAACTAATGGGAAATGGCTCAAGTGGGATGGGGTGGAGTATGATGCGATGCAGGCGAATCGACTTTGGCATGATGTTCAATGTGTGTTGTCTGATGATTGGGAACACGTTATTCGTGTTTTCATAAAACAAGAACCACACAAGAAACACAAAGCTAGAGAAGGTCGCTGGCGTCTCATCATGGCCTCCTCATTGCCTGTGCAGCTCGTATGGCACATGTTGTTCAGCTACATGAATGACCTTGAGATTTCTGAATGCTATAATATTCCGAGCCAACATGGCCTGATTTTGGTCGGTGGTGGCTGGAAAGATTATTTGCGTTCTTGGAAAGAAGAAGGTCTCTCTGTGGGCTTGGACAAGAGTGCCTGGGATTGGACGGCTCCACGTTGGGTCATGGATTGGGACCTGGATTTTAGGTACAGAATGGGTAGGGGCAAGCGCATGGAAGAATGGCACCGGTTAGCGAAGCTCATGTACCATCACATGTTCGATCATCCTGTTTTACAGTTGAGTGATGGTACATTGCTGCGGCAGACAGTTCCTGGGATAATGAAATCTGGTTGTGTTAATACCATTTCAACAAATGGGCACGCCCAAGTCATGATGCATTGTGTTGTGGCGGAAGATTCCAATGTCCCTTATGAACCATACCCCAAGACCTGTGGAGATGACACTCTGGAACATCCAATGCATACACAGAGTCTGGAATATTATGGTCGTTATGGTGTTGTAGTTAAGTCAGTTAGTGAAAATATGGAGTTTGTGGGTCATGAATTTACAGATTCGGGACCGCATCCTCTATATATTTCCAAACATATGAAGAAGCTGCAGTACCTTGCCGACGATATAATTCCTGACTTCCTGGATGCTATGGCCAGAATGTATGTCCACACGCGCTATTTTAGTATATGGGAGGATTTGGCCATTGTTAATGGCACTCCTCTTCCCATGTCAAAGATGGCGTATAGGTATTGGTATGATTTTTCTGTCTGAGCAGCGATCGTTCTTGGTTTGTGGTGAACAAGAATGATTCAACTCCCGTCAGCGAAACGGAAACGTGGC